ACAAGAACTTGAATATAGAGAGCATACGTTTACAGCAGACCAATTACCTCCATTTAGATCATATAGAATTAAACTTGTTATGACATCAACTAATCAAGTTTATGTTCCCAGAATCCGCAATTTACGGGTAATTGCACTTGCCTGATATGGATTACATTAAAGTAAAGGGACATGATCATTTAATTCGAGATACTAAAACAAATTCTATTATTAATACTAATGTGTCCGAATATAATGAATATATTTCCAGAAGAGACTCTAAATTAAAAGAGAATCAAAAAGTACAAAACTTGGAATCTGATGTTGCTAATATGAAAGAAGATTTAGATGAAATTAAATTTTTGCTTAGGAGGTTAATCAATGAATCCTGATGAAGTAACACTTGAAAATTTGAACAAAAATTTTGAATATGTAAAATTTAGTAATCAAATAGATACTATAAATGATATTGAAGATCTTAAAAATCTTGCAAAATGTTATTTTAAATTATATCTTAAACAGCAAGAAGTTCTTGGACATCTTGGACAATTTTCAATGTTTAAATCATAAATATTTCTAAAGGAAAATAATAAATGGCGCAACCATCAACTAGACAAGAACTTATAGACTATTGCAAAAGAAAACTGGGCGCGCCTGTACTTGAAATTAATGTTGCTGATGAACAGATTGATGATTTGGTTGATGATGCAATTCAATTTTTTCAAGAAAGACATTTTGATGGAGTTTATGCTGCCTTTTTTAAATATAAAATAACAGCAGCAGATATTTCTCGTGGTACAGCAGTAGTAGGATCTAGTAATGTGGTTGGAATTGCAACCACTACTGCAACAACAACTATTGTCGGAACAGCAACAACTTTTTCATATACAGAAAATAGTAATTATATTCAACTTCCCCCCAATGTTATTGGTGTAAATAAAATTTTTACATTTGATGGGGCTAACACTACACGAGGCATGTTTAGTCTTAAATATCAAATGTTTTTAAATGACATTTATTTTTTAGGAGCTACAGAACTTTTAAATTTTGCAATGGTTAAAACATATCTGGAGGATTTAGATTTTCTTTTAAATACACAAAAACAAATTCGATTTAATAAAAGGCAAGATAGATTATATTTGGATATTGATTGGGGAGTTGTAAAAGAAAATGATTATTTTATTATTGATTGTTATTCGACATTAGACCCGAATGACTATGCCAGAGTTTATAATGATTCTTTTATTAAACCATACTTAACTTCATTGATTAAACGTCAATGGGGACAGAATATGATGAAGTTTACTGGAGTTAAACTCCCCGGTGGAGTTGAGTTGAATGGAAGGCAAATGTATGATGATGCACAAAAAGAATTGGATATGCTTATGGAAAAAATGTCTAATACGTATGAACTCCCACCATACGACCTTATAGGTTGAGATGAACATGAAAAAGTACTATTGCTATTTTTATATACGAGAAGATGGTACTCCCTACTATGTTGGTAAAGGATGTAATGGTAGGATAGACAGCAAAGTTCATCCTGGAATAGGTCTTCCTCCAAAAGAAAGAAGAATAAAAGTTGCAGAAAATCTTACAGAAGAAAATGCGATGCAAATGGAAAAAATGTATATAAAAAAATATGGAAGAAAGGATTTAGGAACGGGTATTCTTTATAATAGAACTGATGGTGGTGATAATCCTCCTCGTATGAAAAAAGGAAATACTAATCATATTGCAGGAGTACAAAGATTTTGGGATAATTTGTCAGTTGAAGACCGAAACAGAAGAGGTAAAAAAATATCAAATACAAAAAAAGGTAAAGGAAATTATATACCATCAAAACCAGTTATGATAAATGAATTAAATAAAAAATTTGAATCAATAACGGAGTGTGCAGATTATATTAATGGAGATATTAGTGCGATTTGTAAGTGTCTGAATAAAAGAGGACAAACTCGACATCGTGGATATACTTTTAGTAGGATATAATTATGCTTAACCCATTTTTTCTTCAAGGATCCAAATCAGAACAGGGTCTAATTCAAGATCTTATAAATGAACAACTGCGAATGTATGGTGTAGAAGTTCATTATCTTCCAAGAAAATATATAACAGAAAAAACTGTAATAAGGGAGGTTATTGAATCCTCATTTGATCTTGCATATCCAATTGAAGCATATATTGAAAACTTTGATGGTTATGGTGATAATACTACAATTTTATCAAAGTTTGGTATTCAAGCACTTAATGAACTAACAATTGTAATATCAAAAGAAAGATTTGAAGAATATATAGCACCATTAATTAAGGGACAATCTAATATTAAATTATCTACGAGACCTAAAGAAGGAGATTTAATTTATTTTCCTTTAGGTGATAGATTGTTTGAAATTAAATTTGTTGAGCACGAACAACCTTTCTATCAACTTCAACAAAATTATGTTTATACTTTAAAATGTGAACTGTTTAGATATGAAGATGAAGACATTAATACTTCAATTGACTTTATTGATGACAACATTTCTGGAAGTGGTATCTCAACAATTTCTCTTGGGGTAACACAAAAATTGACTATGATAGGTGCAGGAGTAACTGCAACTGCTGCTGTTGTTTCTCTTGTAAGTGGTGGTATAAGATTCTTTACCGTTACAAATAGGGGTGGTGGATATACATCTGCACCAAGAGTCGCAATATCTTCAGCACCTTCTGGTGGAGTAACTGGTATTGGTTCGGCAACAATGATTGGTGGTATTGTTGTTTGTGCGGAAAATGTAAATCCCGCGGCAAGATCCGTTCAATCGGTAGAGGTTATTAATCCTGGTGCAGGGTACACAATTGCTCCTCAAGTACTATTTTTTGGAGATGGAGTTGGAGCAGCTGCTACAGCAACTATTGGAAATAATATTGTTGGAATAATTACTATAACAAATGCTGGTGGTGGATATGTTGGCATACCTACAATTACATTCACTGGATCTGCAACAGTATCTGCAGCTGCAACTGCTATTGTAAGTGCAGGTGGATCAATTACTCAAATTAGAATTACAAATGCTGGATTGGGATATACTACATCACCAATTATTACTATTGCAAACCCACCACAAATTGTAGGTGTTGGAACTTTCATTTTTAATGAACTTGTAACAGGTTCTACAAGTGGAACAACTGCAAGAGTTAGATCTTGGAGTGTTGTAACTAATGTATTAGAAGTTGCATCCGTTTCTGGTTCATTTGCACCAGGAGAAACTATTGTTGGAACAACATCAAGTGCTTCAAGAAAACTCAGAACTATTGACAATTTTGCAGTTCAAGATGGATATTCTGATAATAGTGATATAGAGACAGAGGCAGAAGATATTATTGATTTTAGTGACACTAATCCATTCGGAATGCCATAGTATAAATATTAGTTATTACTTGGTCAATCGATAATATCGGAACTTAAAAAAATGTTTGAATATTTCTATCACGAAATCTTAAGAAGAACTGTAGTTTCTTTTGGTTCTTTATTTAATGAAATCAACATTAAACATACAGATAATTCTGATAATGTAAAAAGTGTAATTAAAGTTCCACTTTCATACGGTCCTACGCAAAAATTTCTTGCAAGGTTAGAGCAATCACCAGATTTAAACAAACCGGTTCAAATTACATTACCAAGAATGTCATTTGAATTTACTGGTCTAACTTATGATTCAACTCGCAAATCTACAACAACACAGACTTTTCTTGTAAAATCTCCAACTGACGGAACTGAAACCAAAAAAGTTTATCTTCCAGTTCCATATAATATGCAATTTGAATTGAGTATTATGGCCAAATTAAATGATGATGCTCTTCAAATTATTGAACAAATTTTACCATATTTTCAACCATCATATTCAATGACACTTGAATTGTTAGATGTTATTAATGAAAAAAGAGATGTTCCTGTGGTTCTTGAAAATATTACGATGCAGGATGATTATGAAGGTAATTTTACCACAAGAAGAGTTCTTATTTATACATTAAGGTTTAATGTTAAAACTTATCTTTTTGGTCCCGTTTCTTCTGCAACGAGAGATATTATCAAAAGCACTGCTGTGGGATTTGTTGCTGGAGATAGTAACAGCACAACAAGAGATATTGTTTATACATCAACACCAAGAGCCACTAAAAATTACACTGGTACAGTGTTAACTAACTTATCAAAGGATATTGTTACAACAGATACTTTAATTACAGTTAGTAGCGCAGCATCTATCGTTAAGGGTGTGTACTTAGAGATTGAAGGAGAAGAAGTATATGTAACACTTGTAACTGGAAACGTTCTTACAGTTGAAAGAGGTAGGGATGGCACCACAATTACAGCACATACTTCTGGAGCACAAGTCAAATCAATTACTACAGCAGATAACTTGTTAATTGAAGAGGGTGATGATTTTGGATTTAGTGGATCTATAGCATGAAAATGACAAAAAAATTTGATAAACTCAATGAAACTTTTAATGTAGATAGTGATATAGTTTCTATAGATGTAGAATCTGAAACCGTAACCGAAAAAATAGAGAAAGTTGCATTAGTAGTAGATGATGTTAAAAAAGATTATGATTATACTAGAGGAAATTTATACTCTCTGATAGAAAAAGGTCAAGAAGCAATCA